AACATACCAATCCACAAATCAGGATCATTGTCCATTTGCTTTTGTGCATCAGCATTAAGTTTGTTGATATGAGCAACAAGCTTTTCTGCTTGTTCTGCATACCATTCATTATTAGATTCAATCATATAATTCATATAATCCCCTGTGCTTTCCATTCTGCTTCATTAATAAGATTGTTCATCATTTCATCCTCAGAGATTCCAAAATGCCAATCTCTATCGTCTTTCGTTATTGCAACCCATCCCTTTTTTTGAGATTTGACAAATCGAATTTCTACTCCTCTAGGAGGGTCAATCCGTTCAGCTGCTTCTTTTATTATTTTAAATTTTTTATTTTTCATATTTTTTAATGTTTCGTGGTAGAAAGATTTGAGTTATCCAGTACAAATGATTTTTTTGTTTTACTGCATGTTTAGCAAATCTTTTTCGTTGATTTTCTGATACGGTAAAAGTTATAGTATCTTTATTAATATCGTATCCGTTGACATAATGATCTTCTAATTCAAAAGCATCGCCGATACGATCAAACTGCGCTCTTGGAATTTCTAATTTATATGTTTTTTCAGTTTTCATATTTTAAGTCCTATATTTTAAATGAGGTGGTACATTCAAATCGTTTTCTGAAATCAAAGAATCAAAATATTCTCTTGCTTGATTCTTAGGCAATTTCCATGTTTCAAAAGGATTATGATGTTCACAAGAAGCCCATTGAACCAAAACCCAATTATCCATTAACCAAAGTTTGTTGCCATTAGGCTTAACTGCATACATTGAGCAGTTGTCTATAATGTTTCGATAAAATTTTTCATTATCAAACATATTTAAATTATTCAAAACTTTTTCTGTTCTTGTATCGTGCATAATTTCTCCTATGCGTAGAATGGTAAATTTTCAATATCAATTTCTTTAATACGGTCCCCTGATTTTCCAAATGCTGGATTTGCAGGAGTTGCCAAAATCGTTTTCATTTGAAATGGAGCAAATGTTACATGGCAAGGCGCCCAATAATGTTTAGGACCACCATTAATAATGTTATATAAACCTTCTAACATTTTTTTTCTATTCTTTGAATAGCGAGTATAAATTACGTTAGCAATAAATGCTTCTGGACTATTCGGTTCTTTACTCAATTCTCGGTATAAATTACTTAATAACATATTCATTAATATCTCCTAATATACAAATTTATAATTAATTTTATTTTTCTTAATTCTCTTAGCACGCTTCAAGTTAATATCTGAAATGGTCATTTTAATAGAATTGTTAAATAAACCATTTGTGATAATAGTTCTATTTTTTGAAGGAGACCAAGTAAAAATTTTAGTTTTAAATTTCATAATATTAACCTCTTAACTTCTTTATAAACACAACATCAAAATAATTAATAATCCAAGTAAACTGAAAAGCAATATATCTGTTAAAATTTCTTTAATAGTCATTTTTACCACGCTCGATTTTCAGAAAGTTTGCCATTTGATTTAGACTCGCCACCGTTTCGTGGTTTACGGTTTGTTTCAGAAAAGTATATTGATGATACTCCATTTTTATTCATTGGAGAGGACCATCCAAAAGAACCTTTCTGATGCATAGAAGCGGATGAACTGATAACAGATTTAATTCGCTTCTTTTGGGGTTTACATTTAGTCCATTTTCCTTCTTTTTTCAATTTCTTAATTTCTTTCTCAGTTAAATTCATTTTTGAATCCTTATTAAATTGTTGATTTCTTAATTTCATACTACTATTATATAGAAATATGCCTTAAATGTCAAATTTATTTTGCTCTGTAAGTTATTGATATATAAGGACTTACAAACAATCGACCAAGACCTTTAAAAATGGACACTTACAGACCCCTAAATCTGTAAGTCCTTTGTTTATAATGGGTTATAAGTGTTATAAATATGATAAATGCTCTTAAAATGAAAGGAATTTCGCTAAAATGCAAAAAACATATAAGGAATTTACAGAGGCCAAGACCAAAACTTGGAAGGATATTGGAAAAGGTAAGATAGCACGTGATGCCTTGAAGCATAAAAAACGAATGAAAGCTAAACAAGTTCTTGCATATACTACAGCACATGATGAATTTACTATTTTTAATAATGAAAAAGAATATCAGGATGCTATTAAATATGCTAAAGATATGAAATGGGTTAGAGTGGAGTAAATTAGATGGCTAATCTTGATATTACAAAACTAAAAAAACGTGATAATATCAAAACATTTGCTGAAAAAGTTTTTCATCTCAATAATAAAGCATGTACTTTTCATACCGATAAGGGAAGATTAGATTGTACTGGATATGAACTTCAATATCCTAATGAACCTGTAGAATATGAAAAAAGAACAGGTAATGCCCAACAAAATAAAAAAAGTGCTGAAATCTTAATAGAAAATTTAACGAATGCTCCAGCAGGGACTAAACTATGGCTTGTAGGAACATGGGGTAAAGCAAAAGAACAAATTGTAAAAATTAATGAAATCACTAAGACAGAAGAATTTGGTGGAATGCCAGGTGCTGGTGGAAAAAAAATTAATAAAGGAAATCTGTTTGAAGAAGAATTACAAAATAGATTAGAAGAATGTATTGTAGGTAAAATATGTAAAGGAAAATATGATTCACAAGTAATGACATTACTTGAAAAAGTAGAAAAAAAATATAAACAACCTGCATTAAAATCTGAACTAATGGGTGGTTTAAATCAACCAAGGCCATTAACTGGAAATTCAATTACCGACTTACATATTGCTCCTAAGGATCCTTTACAACATGGACAAAAATTAACTGATATAACATTGCGTCTTGGAAAAGATGGGAAAAAGCATGTTTATTTAAGTCTTAAATTTGGTGGTACTTTAACATTTATGAATGCTGGTGTGGGAAAGGTTCTAACACAACAAGAAATAAAGAACTATAAGATTAACAATCAGCAAGGTAAAGCTTTATTAAAAATGTTTGGTATAAAGGTACCAGATTTTTGTCATGTATTTAATGGTGTTCCCAATCAAATAAAAAAACATATCGACTCCCCAAAGGTAGATTTAGGTCCTATAAAGAAATTTTTACAAACTGCTATAGGTGCTGGTTACTGGATGATTCATGGCCATGATGGTGGTAAGATTACTATGTGGGAAATGACAGAGGAAAAAACAAGAGCTGCGGCCAATGGTATCAAACAACCGATAGTTTATTATGGAGGTAAATCTGGAACTGGTAAAAGAATTGATGTTGAATTTCACAGCGATTATTTTGATTTTAAATTAAATATTAGAAATAAACAGAGTGGTGTTTATCCATCTCATGTTATGTTAGATTATAAATCTAAAGAAGCGTTGGGAAAAATAACTTTATGAATAATACTTGGGAATCATCATGGAAGCCTAGAGAGAAGTTTGTTAGTGAAATAAAGAGCAGTACAGGATGGACACAGAATAAAGAATGGCAATTTGCCAGCATGGGTTATTTACCATTAGCACCGTCTTTGTTAAAAGATATGGAGACTGATGTTAAAAAGATTTATCATGTTACAGATGTTAAGGGTTATAAAAAACTTAAAACTATTCAAAATAGACGAATAGATATTCCTTGTTTTACCAAAGGTTCTTGGGGTATTGCTCAAGGGACTGAAACTGAAGGAGAAGTATTAGTTACTTTAAAAGGTAAAGCTTCTGTATTTTTTGAAGGTGATGTAAATACTTATTTGGATAGAAATGGTTTAAGGTGGTTATCTACAAAAGGAAATGTATCAAAACCCGTTAATGATATTGTATATGAATTTGCTATGATGATACTTCCTAAAGTAGTAAAGAAATTTGACATTTTAACTACACAGCCGTCAAAGATAACCATAGATGTTGGAAATTTTATATATGATAAAGATGGTAATACTAAAAAGAAATTTATGGCTTATTATTATGATGAATCGAAAAAACTTGTTAAAAAACCATTAATAGATAGAATAAATAAAGCATTAGGCTGGAGAGATAACCAGAATATTTCTCACAATGAAATTCTTGTACATAATTTTAAAATTATTGATACTAAATTAATCAGATCAGAGGATCCTGATATTGAAGCAAAGATGTGGGAGAGAGCTGCCAATGAAAGATTGCAAAAATTAAAAGTAATAGACGCAGCTGATATAGCTAATTTGAAATAATTTACCAAAACTTTTATAAATATATGAGGAGATATTATGGCTCAACAGGTCATTAAAAAGAAGCTTGAAACAGTCAAAAAAGTAACATCTATTGGTAGGTCTAAGAGAAGTAGACCAAAGAATAAATCTAAAAAAAGAAATTGGAAACGGAGTCGTGGACAAGGCGATGGAAGAAAAAGAGGATAAGATAAATGCCAACTACTAGAATTATTAGTAAAGGACTTTCTACGAATACCAGAACATGGTCTGATTTAGATTTGGATTTTACAAGACATCCTGTAACAAATGATGTATCCGTTAAAAGAAATATTGAATCTGTTAAACGATCTGTTAGAAATCTCATACAATTAAATTTATATGAAAAACCTTTTCATCCTGAAATTGATGGTGGTGTTACACGGCATTTATTTGGTCTTTCATCAGCACATACAAAATATGATATAGAAAGAGCTATCGGAATTTGTTTAACTAATTATGAACCTAGAGTTCAAGTTAATAATATAAGTGTAACAGAAGATTTAGGAAGAAATGGATTTAATATAACTATCGTATTTACCGTTGTCAATTCACCGGAACCAATTGAAGTAAGTTTATACCTAGAGAGGGTAAGATAAATGGCCAGTAATAAAATAAGAGTAACAGATTTAGAATTTGATGATATTAAAACAAATTTAAAAAATTATTTATCTGCACAAAGTGAATTTGTTGATTATGATTTTACTGGAAGTGGTATGGATGTTCTTTTGGATGTTCTAGCCTACAACACTCATTATATGGGTTACTATGCAAACATGATGGCTAATGAAATGTTTTTAGATACCGCGGCACTTAGAGAATCTGTTGTGTCTCATGCAAAACATTTAAATTATATTCCAACATCTGTTACAGCACCTACTGCTTATTTAAATATGACTTTCACACCAAGTGGTAGTCCAACATCTATTACTATTGCAAAAAATACTAAATTCAGAACAGTCGTTGATGGTGAAGTATTTAATTATATTACAACAGCTGCTGTTAATATTACTCCTGTTAATAACATATATGCTGTAGCTCTTTTACCTATTAAAGAAGGATCTCTTTTAAGTAAAACCTACACAGTTAATTTAGCTGATGAAACACAAAGATTTCTCATTCCTAATAATAATGTAGATACTTCAACTATTACTGTTACTGTACAAAATTCAGTAAGTGATACAACTGTTGCAACATATGTTGATGGAAACTCTTTAGATATTACTACAATTACTTCAACACAAAAAGTTTATTTTTTACAAGAAGTAGAAGATCGCAGATATGAAATTTTCTTTGGTGATGGAGCTATAGGAAAACAACTTGCTGATGGTAATATTGTTACGATTGAATATCTTGTTACTAATGGAATCACTTCAAATAAAGCAAGTAATTTTACTGCAGTTTCAACTGTCGCGGATTTATCTTCATCTAATTTTACTTTAGCAACAGCTGTCGTGGCATCGGGAGGATCAGCAATAGAATCACTCACATCTATAAGAAATACAGCACCGAAATTATATCAAGCACAAAAACGTGCAGTAACAAAAGAAGATTATAAATCAATTTTACTTGCTGAAAGAGCTGATATAGAATCTATTACAGTTTATGGTGGTGAAGAAGCAAGTCCTGCTGTTTATGGTAAAGTATTTGTTGCAGTTAAACCTATAGGAAATAATACTTTTGGAGCATCAACTAAAGATGCAATAAAAAGTACTATTTTAAAAAGAACAAATGTAGTAACAATTCAACCCGAAATTGTAGATCCAATTTTTTATTATCTTATTGTAGATACAACTGTTAATTATGATCCTGTAACTTTATTGATTAGTCAAGACCAATTGAAAACATTAATTACTGGTAATATCAATAGTTATTTTAATACTAATTTAAAAAAGTTCGATCAGAAATTTAGATATTCTGTATTGACAAAAGATATTGATAATACTGATACTGCTATTAGAAATAGTAAAACTGCTATTAAATATCAGTTAAGAATTACACCTGCAGTACTAGAGACTGCTGCTAGTTATACATTAGAATTTAATAATCCATTAACTAAAGGTTCTCTTACTAGTACAGCATTTACAGCAAGTGATGGTAACATATATTGTTTGTTTGATGATAGTGCGGGAGTTATTAAATTAGCACGTGCAACTATTGATGCAACAACTGGTGTAGCTACAGTATCTACTCCTAATGTATTTATGACACTTCCTTCTGGTGCAACAAATCAAGGAACAATAGATTATGATACGGGTAAAATAGTTTTAGGTGATTTTAGTCCTCATACAATTTCAGATGGAACAGGATCTATAAGAGTAACTTTAACACCCGGAATTAATAATCAGGATATTACTCCTTTAAGAGAACAAATATTAACAACTGATTTAACTGATTCAACCGCAGTTAATGTAACAATGGTAGCAGAAACAATAATCTAAAATGGCAAGTAATCCTAATACACCTATACATCCATCTTTCCATGAACGAATTTCTGTTCGTGTGGAAAGTCAATTACCTCAATTTGTCAAAGAAGATCATCCTACTTTTATAGCGTTCTTGGAAGCGTATTATGAGTATCTGGAACAAACTGGTAAGCCTTATGAGTTTATTGGTGATTTACGCAACTATTTTAATATTGATAAAACAGTTGATGATTTTTTAAAATATTTTAAAACACAATTTGCTGAAGATGTTCCTGAGGCAATATTTGTTAATGCCAATAGACCTCAAGTATTAAAAAAGATTCGTGATTTTTATCGTTCCAAAGGTAGTGAAAAATCTTTCCAGTTTTTATTTCGTCTATTATTTAAAGAAGAAATTGAATTTTATTTTCCTTCTGTTGATATACTTCGTGTTTCAGACGGAAGATTTACCTCTGATAAAATTATTAGAGTTATTGATACAACAGGTACAGGTGGAGTTTATAATCTTATAGGTAATATGATTGTTGGAAGTCTTTCTGGTGCAACAGCTTCAGTTGAATTAATTTTAAATGAACAAATTGGTGTGTTTGAAGTTTCTACAATTTATCTTTCTGGTGTTGTGGGATCATTTGTATCAGGCGAAACAATTACTGATGGAACGAATATATATACTTTAGGTGGAATGATAACAGGATATACAATAACAAATCCTGGTAATAATTATTCTTTAAGTTCTACTATTCCAATTTCGGGCGGTGGAGGTTTGGGAGCAAACTTTATAATTGATAAATTATCTAGTGGTAGTATTACTACTGCAACAATCGTTTCTGGTGGAAGTGGTTACATTGTAGGAGATTATCTTACTATTGATAATACTGATAAGTTAGAAATAGATGGAAGAACCGCAAGTATTTTTGTTAAGACAGTAGATGGTTCTGGAGCTATTACTTCACTTGAAATCGAAAATGGAGGTTATGGATATACAACATTGCCTCTAGTTACAGGAGGTGGAACAGGTACTAATGCCTCTATAACTTTGGCTGGACAAGGAATTGGCGGTATTAGAAAATTAAAACAATTTAATAATGGTTTTAATTATACTTCAGTACCTACAATGGACTTAACATCATTGGGAGATGGTACAGCTACAATCGTTCCTATTGTTAGTGGTTATGATGGAAATTCTCAAGAAAGATGGGTAGGTGATGATGGACAATTATCTGCCGCGAATTATATTCAAGATAGTAGTTATTACCAAGCATTTTCTTATGTAATTAAATCTAGTAATACAATCGGTAAATGGAAAGATGTTGTTAAAAGATTAATACATCCGGCAGGATTGGCATTATTTGGTGAAACATTAATATCAAGTTTGTTAGTATCAAACTTAAAAGTTTTAAACCCCCTTACTACACCGATTCATCAATTTCCTTGGACGATTGTATTCCATGAGGGAGATATTAGTCCTGCTAGAAGATTGAATAATCAGCTTTATCAAACTTTAGAAGAATTTCCTTCTGGAGGTGCATGGCCTAATAGTGGTTATCAAAATGGAACTGGTGGAACTTCTGCGTGGCATATTTATAGAAAAGAATTACCAGTTATTAATTTAAGTTTATCGAATGTAGATGATTATGGATTCGTCGCGGGTGCAATAGTTACATCAGATGATTATGGATTAGCAACTGATGGTACTATATCATTTGAAGAAGATTACGGAATTGTTACTGCAGGTAGTGCATCATCATTATTTTTGGGACCATTAAGGAGACAACTTGATAGACAAAAATTTAATAGAGAAGGTGGAATGTCAAAATCTATATATCGTCAAGTTGGATCTGGATATACAAGTCCACCAACAGTAACGATTTCTGGAGATGGAAATGGAGCGGCTGGGACAGCAATAATTGGAACAGCAGGTAGTTTTGATGGTACTGTAACAGATGGTATTATTGGAATAACAATTACTAATGCAGGAACAGGATATACTAAACCACCAACAATTACACTTGTAGGTGGTGGAGGATCTGGTGCCGTGGCAAAAGCAAAAACTCCGGGAACAACTGCAGTCCCTGCGGGTGTAACAGGAGCTTACATGGCAGAAATTACACATTCATCATATGATAGATCAGGTGTTAAACCACCTCATGTTACTAATCAACAGAATTATTGGCCTACTACTTTCCGAGATTTAGGTGGAGGTTATTCAATTAATGATTTTAAAGATGTGAAGATTGAGGATTATATTAATGAAGGTAATCTAAAAACAAAAATTGTGATGAATAGCGACATTACTCTCGTATAAATATTATAAATACAAAGAATTAATTAAAAAGGATTGAGATTATGCCAGCAATTATAACAAACGCATTTAGAAAATATAATGCAGATAATTTTAAAGCGTCGTTTAGCGACGTAAATAATAAAATGTATCTAATGATTGGAAAAGCATCCTCTTGGTCAGGAGTAGACGCTGGCCAATATGCTGATTCTAACCCTTCAGATACTGCTGTTCCAACTCCAAAAGATACAACTGTAGCTCCTTATATTCACCATGACGATTTAGTGGCTATTAAATTAATTAATGCCTCTGATGTGTCTCATGTTATTAAGAGGTTAGATTGGGATGCCACAGGTGTAACAGTTTATGATGAATATGACCATGAACAAGATGATCTGATTGATAAAAATTTCTTTGTAATGACAGATCAATTCAATGTCTATAAATGTATCAGTAATAACAATGGAGCAGCTTCTACACAAAAACCTATCGGTCAAGATACTACTACAGGTGGATATTCAGATGGTTATCGTTGGAAATTCATGTATGAAGTTCAACAAGCAGATGTTTTAAAATATGTTACAACAGATTGGATTCCAGCAAGAACTTTAAGTGCAGATGATGGTACTACTCAATGGAGTGTACAATCAACAGCTGTTGATGGTGCATTGGAACATATTGACGTAACTGCTGGTGGAACAGGATATACTGATGTACATAGTAGTACTGCACAAGCAACTGGTAATGATAGTACTCATATTAAATTAGCAACAACTGCTTCTGCGGTTGATGATGCTTATAATAATTCTACCGTTTATATTTCTTTAGGTACAGGAAATGGACAGTTAAGAACAATTAGTGATTATGATGGAACAACAAAAATTGCAACGGTTTCTTCAGCATGGACAACTGTACCAGATCAAACAAGTCAATATGATGTTATGCCTGCTGTAACAGTAACTTCTGCAGATGGAACTAATGCTACTGCAAGAGTATCAACTGTAACTGCAGGAGTGATTAAAACAGTTACCATGATTAATAGAGGAACAGGTTATAGATCAGCAACAGTTGCTTTTGCTGGTGGTGGTGGATCTAATGCAGCTGCAAGTCCAAGAATCGGTCCTAAAGGTGGTCATGGAAAAGATCCTGTTTCAGAATTAGGTGGAGCATATGTAATGATGAATGTTCGTTTAACTGGAACAGAGGGTGGTGATTTTGCTGTAGGAGATGATTTTAGAAAAGTAATTTTAATAGCAAATCCAAATCAATCAAATGGTACAGCGGCAACTGCAACTACATATCAAAAAAGCGAATTGCAAGAAGATTCGGGAAATCAAATTTACATGGAATTTCGCGCACCGATTAATCGTGCATCTGACCAAACGGAAGATGTAAAATTAGTTGTTGAATTTTAAGAAGGATATAATAAATGGCAGACACATCTAATATTAATTTAAATTTAAATCAGAGTCCTTATTTTGATGACTATGATGAAACAAAAGATTTTCATCAAGTCCTTTATAAACCTTCGGTCGCTGTTCAAGCAAGAGAACTTACTCAAGAACAAACAATATTAAGAAATCAACTTAAAAGATTTGGGGACCATGTTTTTCAAAATGGTAGTCGAGTTCAAGGTGGTGAAATTACTATTGATAACGAGTATAGTTTTGTAAAGTTACAAGCTCAGTTTAATAGCGTTAATATTACACCATCTTTGTTTGCAGGGAAAACGATTACGGGAGACCGATCCGGTGCAAGGGCAACAGTTGTTAATAATGCTGCTGTTGATGGTAGTGATCCAAATACTCTTTGGATTAAATATATTTCTGGTGGAGCAACAACTAAAAAAGTTCAAGGTATTGAAGTAACTAATCAAGGTTCTGGATATACTTCTGCACCTACTGTTGCAATATCTGCCCCTCCTGCAGGAGGTACACAAGCAACAGCTACTGCAGTACTTGATTCCGCTCAAAAAGTAAGTCATATTAATATAACTAATGCAGGTGATGGTTATACTTCAACACCAACAGTTTCAATTACTGGAGGTTCTGGAACTGATGCTCAAGCAACTGCAACTCTTATTTCAGCTGCGGTTTTTAATGATGGTGAATTATTATCAGCAACTGATTTTTCAGTACAAGCACGTGCGGCAACTTCATCAGCAACAGGTTTTGGTTCAGCTGCTTCATGTTTAGATGGTTTCTATTATTTTAATGGAAATTTTATACGAGTTGCTAAACAAACAATTATATTAGATAAGTATACAAATACTCCAACATATAGAATTGGTATGCAAGTATCAGCAACGACTGTTGATTCTGGTGAGGATAGTACTTTATTAGATAATGCAACTGGAGCATATAACTTTGCGGCACCAGGTGCTGATCGTTTAAAATATACTCTTACTTTTGTTAAGAAAACTACAGCATCTACTGATGATACAGATTTTATAGAAGTAATAAGATTAGTTGACGGAGATAGACATAAAGAAGTTAAGTATGCTATTTATTCTGAATTAGAACAAACATTTGCTCGTAGAACAAATGATGAATCAGGAAGTTATACTGTAAGACATTTTCCACTTCAATTAAAACCTCATCAAGCAGACACACCTGATTCAACAAAACTTACTGCAAGATTAGATCCGGGTAAAGCATATATAGAAGGACATGAATTTAGAACTTTTACATCTACTGATCTTACAGTTGATCGAGCAAGAGATTGGAAACAAGTAAATAATTTTGATCGTGTTATGCAGTATGGTAATTTTACAACTGTAACGAATTTAGAAGGTTTATTTAATCCAGCAACCCATGCAGAAGTTGATCTTCATAAAGTTGCTAGTGCTGATCTTATATTAACAGATCCTACAACTTATGCTTCAACAAAAATTGGTACAGCAAGAGTAAGACAACAAACTTGGCAATCAGGAAATCTTACAAACAGTCATTAT